TCGGTCTCGGTGAAGCCCTCGCCGTTGTAGGTGAAGAATTCAGCAGTCTCAGAACCCGGAATTAGCATTAGTGAATCGTTGCCGATTGCACCGCCTGTTCCGTAGTCACGGGTGTAGTAGATTCGTAGGCTTGCAATGCGAGCCAAGTGGTCGCCAAGTGACTCAACAACATTCCCGTATAGGGTTGTGTTGAGGATAGCGCTTCTCTTGTCGGCAGGAAGGACAACAGCCAAAGGCTCGTTGCCGCTAACCTTACCGTTAGCGAAGATTGAATCCATGCACTTTAGTAGGTCGCCCTCTTCATCAGCAGATGCGTGGCCGAAGGTTTGCGTTGCCGCAATGTCGGTATTTCCACTACCTGCTACAAGGTCTGTTAGAATCTTGTTGTCTATAACATCTGCGCGAGCGCGGACGATAGCCAATTGCTGACGGTCAATGTTTTCCCATGACTCGCCGCGTAGTCTTACAGCGTCGAGGAAGGTCACACGGCCCTGCCCCTTCTCAAGTTTGGTCGAGTAATTCTCTGTGCCAATCTTGGTTGGGTCTGTTAGTGAGACATCGTCCAATGGATAGTCGAATGTTCCTGTGATACCACTATACCACTTGAATTCAAGCCAATTGACCGAGCGTGTTCCAACAAGGTCTGTTGCGATAGCGATTGTGTTAGACTGCAATTGAATGAAGTCTCGTAGGGTCTGCTCAAGAACCGCGTCTCCAACCGAGAACGGCCCGTCTGCGGCGCTTACATTTAGTATCTGTTCTAATGTTTCGTTTGCCATAATTTTCATCTCCATGTTTCATTCCTTAGTTTGTTTGCTCAGAGGCAGAACAGTGGCACTAAGTCTCCTGCTGCAATAGCCTTGTTCTCTCCTGCGTAGTAGCCCATCTTAACTGCGCTATTTGAGGAAGAATCATCTACATATCCGTCGGTTGTTCCGACATAGAGAGGGATTCCGAATTTTGCGGCGGTGATTGCCATGCTCTTAACATAGACAATGCCACTTAGAGGATAAACTGCGACTGTTCCGACACCGCTTCCCTCAAGAGCGCCTGCGGCATCCCTTGAAGACTCGGCGGCAGTCACTCCGACTGCCAAATCGGTCACGGCTGCGGTCTTCTTTACACCGTCTGCGTGATACATTAGTAGTAATCCTTGAGAAGCCATACTTGCTTCGCCAATTGTTGCGTTTCTTGTCTCATTCAATGCTGCCATCTTAGTTCATCTCCTTTACTTCTTCGTAGGTTGGTGCGGCCATTCTTGCCTTCTCATCAATTGCAAGTGTTCCGTTCCATGCTTTTGCCCATGCGTTCCATGCACGAGCGTAAATGTCCTCATCGGACTCGATTATCTTACCATTTAGGTAGTTTGCTACAACCGCCTTTGGGGTCTCGGAAGCAACCGCAGGGGTCTCGACTGTATCCTCAGTCACCGACTCTACGGATTCCATAACCACAGGGGTTGGTTCGGGGTGAGCGTCTGCCCACGAAGCGATAAGGCGCTCGATTGTCTCTGCCTTTAGGTCTTCGTGTCCGGTCATTCCCATGTCGGTAGCCTTCTCAACAAGTGCTACTCGGTCTGACTCTACTCGCGCGTCCTCTGCTGCCTCAAATTCCGCTACGCGGGATGAAGCCAACACAAGGTCTGCTTTCAGAGCCTCGATTTCATTTTCCATTTCTGATGTGTCTATTGTCTCTTCGGTCATTGCACTCACCATTTCTTCGGTTGTTATACTATCCTCACTGTTTGAATGTGATATAAAGGTTGCTTCTAATTCAATAGGTTTTTCGATTCTACGGACATTTTCAATGGTGGCGCGCTCATAGGCGGGCTTATGCACAATAGCCAAATGGTCGAAAGTAAAGTCTTCACCAAAAAGTATTCCGTCTTCATCAGCACGAATCGGGACACCCGAACCGCCTATACTGACTCCGTATTCATCTCTCGACCAAAGACCGGACTCAAGAGCCTCAAATAATTCGGGTCTCATTACATACGCTACATATCTTACCTCATAACCACCGCTTGGTGTGGTATGGAATGTAGCGGCCTTAATGTATCCGACTACTGCCTCTTCTACTCCCCCATCCATGTTTCGTGTAAAACCCGACCCATGTTCTGAGGCTTCGGGGTGATTAAGCGTCAAATCTGCACCATCCATCTGTGTAGTAAGTGCTTTTGCACCCTCTGTGTTTAATTCCCAATTGTTTTTATTCATACCCTCGTGGAATGCCACGCCTCGTATTTCTATGATTGTTTCTCCGGTAGTGGCCTCAACAATGGCCTTCATCTCATCAATACCCAATTCGATACTAACTGCGACCTTCTTACACTCACCGTCTATCATTTCTTCTCCAACAGGGCAAGCGTCTTCACAAACCTCTTCGTCTGCTGATAGCATTACTGCGTTGTAGGTCTCCTTACAGGACTTTTTTTCCTTACACAAAGTCTTAGTAGCACATACTTTGCAGGTAGAAAAGGCCGCTTCTTCTGTGATTTCGTTCTCACAATCACACTTACAGTCGCACGACATATCAATCAGAGACCTTTGTTGATTTATGAACCTTGCTCTAAAATCCCCGCATCCAATAACTCTTGGATGATTTGTCTAAATTCGCTATGTGTTTCTATATCACACATCTCTTGCGTGTAAGTATTACCAATTTGGTATCTATCGTAAGTCTCCGCCCCGACATAAACCGAATAATTAGTATGCCCATCAGCCGCAACACTGTCGTTATGAAGAGTCACATAAATTTTGAACCAACCCTCAGCATGGTCTTTTCCTACTACTTCACCCTCTACATCACGGCAAGTGAAATGTATATTGTCTGTGAATGAACCAATAAAGCCCCCACCACCGATAGTAGCCGCACTGATAATTAGGGCGGCTACAATAATTGGGACTATTTCAGTATCTTTCATCAGACCCACACCGTAGTCATATCATCTACTTCGTTTTGATGATAGACACGGAATAGAACCTCAAGGTCTGTGTCTTCCGGCGCTGAAAGGTTATAGAAATCAATGTAGTGGTAATCCCAATCGTAATGGTATGTGTTGTAGGTTAGATTGCTATTGCTTATAATCTCTTTAGTGTCGCTTTCGTTATTGTAAGCCATAACCTCTACCTCTACCGTAATAGTCACATTCGCTTGGCAGGAAAAATCTACATCAAACTCATTGTATAGTGATGTGTTGTTATTTGCCCAATAAGACTGCGCATCATAGAATCTTGCTATACAATCGTCTGTAATTTCTTCCTCTTCCTGCTCATATTCGCAAGAGCCATCATCATGTGTTGCGGTCTCATTGTAGTTAGTCGCTATGGGGTCTGTGCAACCGTATATCGCACTTTCATGTTCTCCTTCATCAAACTCAAAGTCGAAGACAATAGTTTCATAGAGGCTAATAGAACCATTCAAAACTTCTATCAACACATGGTGCGTCCCTTCTTCTATACTCTCTATTGTATGTGAGAATATATGGGTATTTCTAAATTCGCCGCTTTGATTCACATATTCGTATTCGTCCATAGCAACATAATACTCAACAGTATGCACTTCATTACATAACCGCGTATCCGACACCCGCATATTCAGCAGTAAATCATATTCTATCACATAGTAATCTACAACAAATTCCCAATCCGATTCACATTCTTGGGGGATAGGGTCTATATCATCTCTATAATCTAACAAATCTACTATACCTGCTTGGTTAAGACCTGCCATAAGCATAGCAAGTATAGAGCCAATAGTAAGCATCAGCGTTCTCAATTCAAGGAATCGAGAGTTTAACACTGCAATAATACTTTCCTCGTCCTCACTCATGCACATTAGTATGTGTGAGTGTCGTTTATGTATAACGGTTAGAGTAGTAGTGTGACCCAATTGGGTATCTCCGGCATAGCGTCGCACGCATCATTTGGAGTATCGTGTCCTTCCGGTGAATCTCTAAGCGTCTGCCTAAAGGCCTTCAAGTCTGTTTGCTCTTGCTCAGTTAGCCTATCCCATTGGTTGCCCATCAAGTGGTCTGTTATGTCTAACATGAGGGTTCTACGCCCGCGCACAAATTCCCAAGTCACATCTTCATAGTGCTCTTCCTTCTCGCCGTTGCCGTCAAGGTTAGTCCATTTTCTAAAATCCTTAGTCATCTAATCACCTCACGCATACCTCATTCCAAAACTAATCGGTTTCATTGATGCGTTGAAAACTGTAAAGTCGTCCCAATCGGGGCTACCACTATTGTAGGAAGCAGCCAAAACATTGCTTGAACCACCGTATTGCCCTACTAAATCTCCTGCGCCGACATATCCATCGGACATATTCAGGTTGAGACCCGAACCCGCCGTATATGCCGCGTTAGAGCAATACATCTGATAGGAGACCCCGTTATCATCCCTAACCCAACCTACATGGTATTGTGTATTCTTAGTTAGAGATGGAGTAGTGGAAGTGCCGCCTGAGTCTGTAAATGCTGTAATGGTCTTGTTGCCTCCGTTTGAACAGTCCATTGTTCCCTTGAAAAGTAGTGTGGCGGGGTATCCATTGTGGTCGCTATAAACCGCAACAAGTAAGTTAAGGCCCGAAGCGCCGGTTTGCACATACGCATTCATCCTATTGAGGTTGCCCGTCTTAGGTGCGACGAAGGGGAAGAACATGGGTTTATCGTAATCGCCTGATGTGCCGAAAGTGCAAAGGGAGGAAGCCTTTGTTCCGTAAGGCGGCAATGCGTTAATTCTAATGTCGCTTAATTGACTACCATACCAATTCACACCCGCCGTCTTAATTTCGTGTGGGTATGCCGCTCCGCCGACAGCCGCTCCACCGCTTGTTATTCCGTTAGGGAAATCAACCACACCGGATGAATTACCCGTCATCCAAAGAGGGGTAGCAGACTGACCCGAAGAGATAGATAATTGGTCGTCTGCTGTGACGCTTGCCACATCTGCTCTACCAATTACTACATTTCCGCTACCTGTGGTGATATTATCGCCTGAATATGCTCCAATACCAATGTTATAATTGCCGGTAGTCACCGCTCTCAAAGTATCATTACCAAGAGCGGTATTTCTATCGCCGGAAGTGACGGCCATTCCTGCATCTAAACCAATAGCAGTATTTCTCAAACCTGTGTCTGCGTATTTCAATGCTTGATGCCCAATGGCGACATTTCCTCCACCTGTCGTGTTTCTTTCTAATGCGTAGTCACCTATTCCTATTGCTTCTGTCGCAGTAGTAGTAAGCCTTCCTGCTTTGTATCCTATGAATGTATTGTAGCCTCCCGAAGTTAGGCTTGTCCCCGCTTGAGCCCCAATCGTCACATTGCGAGTGCCGGAAGTTATTGCGTCGCCCGCATAAATCCCAACAGCAGTATTCTCGCTACCCGTCATAGAGCCTGAGCCGAGAGCCGAGTATCCTACTGCCGTGTTATCATTGGTAGTAGTTATGGCATCCAAAGCCAATGTGCCAATAGCGGTGTTTCGTGACCCCGTAGTAATCTCTCTTAGAGCATTGTATCCCACACCTACATTGTCTGCACCCGATGTAATGTCTTCCAACACATTGCCACCAACGGCAGTATTGCTACTACCCGTCATAGCAGTGGAAGAGGCGGCATTCATTGTGTTAAAGCCGACGGCGACATTTTGGAATCCTGTGGTTATTTTTCTACCGGCATAATTTCCAACCAATGTGTTGAAATTACCCGTTGTTATATCCATACCTGCTTGATTACCAATAGCGATTTGCTGTTGTGGTGTTGTAGCGGTTTTCAATGCTTGATACCCAATAGCAACGGTAGTCCCACCGCTTGTTAGATTCATGCCCGCTTCTGCACCGATTACTACCGCGCCTGTCGAAGTTAGTCTTTGACCGGCATAATAACCAATCGCAACATTTTTTGTTCCGTTTTGGCCGAAGATAAGTGCTTGGTGTCCCATAGCGGTGTTATCATTACCCGTGTTATTGCTTCCTACTGAATTACCAATAAAGGTGTTGTTAGAGGAAGCGCCTTCCGTGCCTCTCTTACCGGCATTCAAGCCAACAAAGGTGTTGCCTGAGCCTGTGTTGAATCTTCC